GATGTATCCGATGTATCCGGGTTCCATCAGGAGCTCGGCCATCAGATCTCGCGCTTTCGATTCATCCTCTCTCAGTTCCTCGAGCCCTACGGCCATGCCTGTTCTGAATTTCGGCTTCATATATTTCCGGTCCATTTAGTCCCTGCTCCTTCTTTCTGCGTCTTCGCATATGTAGTCCAGCTCTTTCATGACTTCCTGGAAGACTCCTATCGGCAGCCTCAGATATCCTCCTCTCCTGGAGATGATCGTTATCTCCTGCAGATCCGTGACATATCCGATTCCAGACATGATCGACGGATATGTCACCAGATCACTTCTACTTTCTGCATTGCGTAAAATTTGTTCTGTCGCCAGGTTGAGAGGAGGCAATTGTCTCAGTCCGCTACTCATCTTCTGCTCCTCTCAAAGCCTTTATCGCCCACTCTACCGCTTGCACATGCTCCCTGTGTTCTCGGCGTTCACTTCCTTCCCAATGAGGGTCGAAGTAGTCTTTTATGTTTTCATATGTCCATTCCCAATATCTCAATGCTTCTTCCTTACTCATCGTCCGCTCCTTTCCCTTTGCAGTACCGCAAACCATACTGTAGGGCATATATTGATACAAGTGCCTTTGTGCTTGCATTTGTCACAATAGGATTTCATTATTTCAAGGTCATTCTCGTCTGCTCCTTTCATCCTTGCGACTTCTTTCCGTGTTTCTTTTTTGGCTTTGTGGATAATCCGCTCAAGTACTTCGTATGTGATACCTTCTTCCTCAAGCTGTTTCGCCAATGCAACTGCAAGGTCATGGGTTGTCATCGTCTGCTCCTTTCATGTGCGCCCCGCAGTTAGGACAGAAGTTAGTCAGTTCACTCTTGCTACCAAACTCTTTCTCTCCGCACTTGGAACATTCCCACATTGACTCGATGCTGTTTCCGACAAACATCCACTCGCCCTTGTTCTCGGCTGACGGGATGTCCTTGAATGTTTTTTCTGCATCTGCCAAGCAGTCTTCGTATGTTTCCTTACACCCCTCAGAGCGCAATACTTTATACACTCTGTCGGCTTCTGCCTTTATCGCATCCTTTCTTTTTATAAGGTCTTCCATGACTCCGCCTCTCCTTCTATACGCATATGCCGGAGAGCATGAACGCGATACCGAAAAGGCTGCCCCAGGCGACTATATTTTCTATAAGATCTTTAAGATCTTTCTTATCTTCCGGATCCATTTCTCGGATCCATTCTTTGATCATCTTCATTTGTCTGCTCCTCTCAAGGTAACTCATAATTTCGCCTAATCCCGTCTTGTCATATATCGCTTGTGTTATTATGTCTGTAAATGCTTTTCTATTAAGCCGACACGCTTTTTTACAATACGGTTGTCTGCGGCACTTGCTACAATCTCCATCTATTTTCCAACGGTCTGCGTTATCACTCATCGTCTGCTCCTTTCAACGCATCCTTGACATACTTTCCGTCCACGAATCCATCTTTTCTTCCGCTCTTTTCACGGCTGATGTTCCACAAAGTCTGCGACAATTCCGTCAATCTTTTCTGTACTACACAGGAGTTATAATGTTCGCACACATTACACTTTGGCATATAATCACTCATCGTCTGCTCCTTTCATCTTCGCTCCGCAGTTATGGCAGAAAGTCATCCACCGCTGTCCGTATGCGTGACATACAGAACACTCATATTCGGGGAATCCTATGTACTTGGTTCGGTCTATCCACTCGCCCTGCTTTCTTGCTTCAAGACCTTCCTTGAATCCCTTTGCATACGCTTTCGCTTCTATGTCTGCCTTTTCCATTTCTTCGTATATAAGATGCTCAGCTGACGGAATGTCCTGTATCATATCGAGCATAATCTGATATGTGTCTCCATTCCCTTCAAGTCTGTGTCTGCATCTTTCAATTACCCTTATCGCATCTTCTCTCTCTATAGGATCCTTCATGATTATTCCTCTTCATTCTTTACCATTCGTCATTAAGAAGTTCGTACATTCCGCCGACTCCGTGCCCGACTTTTAATGTTGCCGACGTAGTTCCTTTAATCTGACCCCGGATGATCAACCATCCATTATGTGTGGTTACATACCAGGGACTTTTTTGAACCTGAGGATTGTCTAATCTACAAGCTACGCCCATATCTTCGGTAATACGTTCGTCGTTTATTATTACCGGCAGCTTTCTGAACGGTCTTGTACTTATGTAAAAGATCATCATTCCCTCGCTTCCTTCCCGATCGGGATCTCGAATGCCTTCAGTATCAGCTGCGCTGCTTCATCCGGAACATCTGTAAACTCTTCGCCGGTCTCTCCTACAAAGATGACCGTTCCGACAAGCTCATCCGCGATCGAGGGCAAGAAGAAGTTCGGCGCGAGGCCCTTGAGCTTTCCCTCTTCATCGACAAGGATTCCCACATCGCCTGTGAACCTCACGTGCTCGATATGGCCTCCGACAAGACGCTGCAGCGACTGCAGGGATCCGTCTATTGTCACCGGCACAGGGCTCTTGCCTGGTTCTTTTGCTATGACTCTCATGTGTTCCTCCTCAATCTTCCAGCTCTGCTATGACGAGCTGCACGGTGCCGTTCCTCAATAATGTGTACAGCATGTCGCAGCACCTCGAATCCTTGTATGTTCTGCCGAAGTCTGCATACTGGCACTTGCCGTACTTCACTCTTAGGTTCGGCGATCCGTCCTTGTTAAGGATCGGTTTGAACATCGGACAGTCCTGGCAGGTGAATCTCACATTCTGCATTTCGTAAACATCTGCAAGGTCTTCCGCGCTCCTTTCGGTCTCAACGTAGCTGATCTGTGCTATAAGAGAGCGGTCCGCTTCCGTGATCTTGACCTCCGGGAAGTTGTGCCTGAGGTCATACATCTTCTTGTTCAGTTTTTCAGTGAAAGCCTCCGGACTCTCTTCCCGGATGACTTCGAATTGTTTGTAGCTTGATACTTTCATAAAAAAATCACCTCCCACTACTGTGAGAAGTGTCTTACACATCGCGAGCTTTTAGCTCTTGCTTAAAGGATATTCATATCCCCTTCTACGTTCTGAACTATTCTTTTCGTTATGATTTTAGGAATAGTTGCGAGTCTTTCCCTCGCGTTTTTTCGTAGAATGGAATAAGAATCACCTCTCACAGTCTTATATATACCATGCTTTCCGACAGGATGCAAATCTTTATTTTGTTATCAGATCCCTCGGATCGCAGTCCAGGGCATCGGCTATTCGCAGCCCTGTCTCAAACGCTGCCTTGTTCAGGTCCTTGAATCCTTGCTCATAGAACTGGATCATGCTGAGATTCACGCCGCTTTTCTTGGCCAGTTCCGCCTGTGTCAGTCCGGCAGCTTTTCTTAGTTCTTTCAGATTGTTGCTCATGTTTCCTCCTCAGGATACATATCCGTTTGTTATCTTCCAGATCCTGTATGATCTGGACTCAAGTTCGAAGGCTGATTCCAGCAGGTCGGAGTCTTCGTCCTCTACCAGTTCAGTGAAGATGTCCATCACGATCTCGATGTCGCCGTCCATCAATTCTATGGATCTGTAGATGCAGTCCAGGATATCCGTGTCCGTTTCCGCGAGCTTCTCGATGAAGTACGCTGCCGCTATTATATCACGATATCCGTCGTTTCGGTCCTTTTCCTTGTTCCAGACAAGCTCATCATAGATCTTATTGATGAACTCCTCGGCCTCTCCGTCGCAGTACAGGTCGGATGCTCTCCAGAGGGCCTCTGATGCTTCGTCCTTTGCCTGGCCGAAGAAGCTCCCCTTCTCCATTGTTCTTATGAAGCTGTCGCTCCTCTTTTTCATTCTTTCGATAGTGTTCATGGTTTCCTCCCTTTCTCCCGGGGATCAACCGCCCCGGGCCGGTGTTAAATTTAGTATCTGTTATAAAAGCTCCGAACTGTTGCCTTAACGGCTGATCCGATTCCTTCGTCCCACTCTCTGAAGTCCGACCATCTATCGTCTCCTTTCAGGAGCATCCCCACTGTTGATTCCGTGAAGTCGTCTTTGATTGTGATCCCTTCTATTTCCTCGTCGTATGCGATCTTGGTGATCGTGAATCTAACCTCGTCCGAATAGTTGTTTGTTATCACGATTATCCCGTTGTTCTTTGTGCTGTTTACAGCCCACCTGATGTCCTTGTTTATGTTGTTCTCCTTGATGATTTCCATCATTTCCTTTTTTGTCATTGTTTTGTCCTCCTTTTCAGCTCTCTTTGTTGTCAATATTATATACCTGACGGTATATATATGTCTATACCTTTGGGTATATTCACCGAATAAAAACATATAAATACAAGATGTGTTCTCTTCAATGTGATAATCTAAAGAATTAAGGAGGTGATTCAATGGCGAATTGTGAAAGATGTGGACGCAGCGGAATGGGCCTGATCCACGGCGCCGTAAAATTCAAGGATAGGAAATATGTCTGCGTGAAGTGCCTGAAGGAGCTCGGGCATGATCGCCCGGTCAAGGACGCATACTATCTGTCGCTGCAGACCAGTGAAGACATCCTGCACCCGGAGATCCGCCGGGAACGGCAGCGCCAGGAGGACTGCAGGAGGCGCGCTGAGCGTCTTGATATCACATCGGCGCAATATGACGCACTGGACAAAGCTCAGGCGACTGATTTTGAGGTCAAAGTCTTCTCCCGGCTATGCGCTCTTTTGGAAGATGAAGGCTGCAGCTCTGCAGCTTTGACTGTATCTTCCGGGTCGAACGGTTCTCTGATAGTCCTTCTGGACGGGACTGTCCTTCTGGAATACAAGGGAGAGCCCCAAGTGAAATGGATCCGTTTATCTGATGATCCGGACAGCAAGATCCGATTCGGGCAGCTGTCAAAGCTCAACAGCCTTGCCGATCGGATTGCTGCTCTGTACAATGCCGGCTGATATCCAAAAAGCAAAAGTTCCGGAGCTTTCGCTCCGGTTTTCTTTTGCCTTATTCTAAGAAGGATGAAATACATTTGTCGTCCTTCAGACGACCTACTCTTCACAGTCGAACCATTCCGGCTCGGCCAGCGTTTTCTCTTTCAGCCATTTGTTGAAGATGCTGGTCATGTACCAGTCGCCGTGCAGGTCCTTGAAGTAGTGCTCAGCAATCGTGAGGATCTCCTGCTTCTCTTCGCCTTTCAGTAAAATCAGGAGAAGGAGCTGCGTCCTAAGGACATCCTTCTCCAGGACGGTCAGCTTCCCCTTGATGTTTTTCTTCGTGTCGTGCCTCCCTATCAAAAACTGCAGGAAGGCGAACAGCGCATTGGAGCCGATCACGGCGAGAACGATTGTCGTTGTTGTGTCGCTCATGGTCCTCACCTACTTTCTGATGCTCTGGGCTGCTGATATGGTCTTTGGACCCACAGTGCCATCACCCTGACCTTTGCCCATTTCCTTCTCTTGGAATGCGACAGTCCACTTGTGTGTGTTTGCGCCGAAGACTCCGTCGCCCTTTCTGCACTCTTTGTAGAACTGACCATCGCTCCACCAGTCGAGGAAGTCTTGCCATTCTAGGACGGCCGTGCCCGAGTCACCTTTTGAAATATAGGCGCGTGTGCCGACGTATCTCATGACGAAGTTTTTCGAGCCTTGTCCGCACTGGCTCTCGCCGTTTGCATATCGAGTGTATCTGCCTTTAGCGTTGCCGGTTATGGCGCATCCGACGTCAGGACTCGCTTCTGCGAGCTGATTGTTGCCGGCATACATCATCATGTGTCCGTGCTGATCATCGGAAGCATACTGCACAAGCACGTCTCCGACCTTGATAGCTGACCAGTCGATACCGCTCATTCGTCCAAGATATGCGAACTTGCCCTTGCGGATTAGCGTCTGCCAGTCCGGATCATCCTCATGGAGTCCCAGAGCGTGTCTGTTCTTGCAAAGAGCCAGAACATCCGGGTCGCCTCCGCCGTGTGCATAAGCAGCCGTGATAAACGGCATACATGTGTAGGCCTTTTTTGAAGTACTACCGCAGAAATAACAGGCAGCCTGTTGTGGCCAGAGATAGCCGAATCCTTGCCGGGCAATATCTTTCGTCCAGTTTACAGCGCGATTAATTGCGCCCTGGTTCGACGCAGCCTTTATCTCCTCCATAGTTGGAAGAGATCCGGTATAGTGGCCTCCTGGAGTCGGCGTCGGGCCTCCTTTGCTGTACTCTTTCATTTTTGTGATCGTCTTCGGTCCAATCGTGCCGTCTGCCTCGGATGCCCCGAAGAAGTCGGTCTGCATCTTGACCACGGCTTTAAATGTCTTTTCTCCGTAGTAAATATCGATGTCTTCACCTTGCGGAAGTGCTCCATACCATACAAGGTATCTCTGAAGATCAGCGACACGCTCGGATACCTCGCCCTTTCTCATGATGATGTCAGCATCAACAGGCGTGTTGAGTCTGTACACTCTGTCGAAGTCGCTGTAGTCAAGGCTTGTGACGTGGATGCTGTTGTTCCATCCTTTTGAATGGATGACATTATCATCACCACCGCTTGCTTCAGCGATCTTGCCGTCTCCGATATACAAGACGACGTGTCCGCCGTTGCAAAGAACGTCTCCGGGCTTCAACTTGCTTTGTGCCGGTTTTCCGAGCTTGTCAAACATGTCGCAAGCATCATACCCTGAGCCTTTGTTGAAGTCCCAGGACCTTCCCTCTGAGCACATCTTGAGCGCCTTCGGAATGAGTCCGCCATGAGCCAAAGCGGCGTGGACAAACGGATTGCAACAATATGTATGCTCCGGCATCTTGATGCCATGACCCATCTTCGCCGCCTGTGTACCGCAGAAATAACATCCGTTGTGATGAGCATGTGGGCCGTAACCATAGTGGAAGTCATTGTTTGCGGCGATCCATATCGCCCACTTGATAGCATATTGCAGAACTTCTGCGATGCTTCTTTTCACCCTCACTTCAGGATACTTGCCCGTGTAGTGACCGCCGGGAGTTGGTGTCGGGCCCGGTTCCGGTTTCGGAGGATCTACTTTTTTCGGATCCACGTAGCATTTATCCATGTCTACGTTCCCTTTGATCCCGTTCACCGAGCCGGCATTTGAGTATTGCCAAATGATGTACTTGCCTCTGTAATCACACGAGGACGACCATTGAGCGACCCATATGTCCATGATCGGCCCGAGCACGTTCATATCAACCTGGTTATACAGCCAGTTTGTCGAGGCGTATATCATCGAAGCGAAGCCCTGACGCTTGCACTCCTCAGCGAATCCCTGAATCGCCATTGTCCTTCTGGCCTGTGACAGTTTTCTGCTGTGAGCGCGTCCGTATCCGATCGAGCCGTCTGGGTTTTTCCACGACACGTCTTCGGAGTCGATGCAGATCGGGAACGAGATAGGAATGCCGGATTCCGTCCATTTACGTATCGTATATTCAGCCTCTTCCTTCCCTTCTGCTGCACTGATGGCCTGAGTCAGGAAGTAGATGCCGACCGATAGACCAGCGTTATATGCTCCCCTCATGTTCTCGAAGAATCGAGTATCATCGTAGATGTTGCCCTTCTCCCCTCCTCTGCCTCCGACTCTAATTATGACGGCCTTGATCCCATCAGCCTTGACCTTGCCCCAGTCTATGCTGCCCTGGAACTCAGAGACGTCGATCATTTTCGTGTCTCCTCCCGGTGTCGGTGTAGGAGGCGTCGGCGGAGTGACCTTCTTGAAGTCGTTATTCAGCGCCGTCTGGAGCGCACGCATGGTCTTTGCACCTATGATGTTGTCAATTTCCTCGGATGCTGCCAGATATCCCAGGTCGCGCAGACGTCTCTGGAGCGCGCCGGCCGTGTTAGGGCCTATTATGCCGTCCGGATCCGGAAGATTCAGGAACTGCTGCAGGGCCGTGACGGTGTTGCTTGATCCCCACAGGCTGAAGCTGACCGCAGTAAGTGCCGGATAATATTTCTTGCGAGCCGACCTCTGATGCCCGATCAGGCCGTCCGGATCTGATAGATTCAGGAACTGCTGCAGCCTGTAGACAGTCTCATATCCGCCCACGCCGTCGACAGCGATTTTTCCCGGAGGAGTCGGCGTCGGTGTTGGTGACGGTGAGCCGTTAAGCTTCCCGGACCAGCAAGCTGAAACGTCGCCTCTCATGTTTTCCTCATAGGAGATCCAGTAGTTCCTGTCCGAGGACGTGCTGTTGCTGTCCTTTACATACAGTTTGTGGAGTCCGTTTTCATAGCGGAAGCCACAGCTAACGATAAAATGTCCGCCAGACGTCCAGTGGACCTGTTTGCTTCCGCCCGGGTATTTATTCATCATGTAGATGGCGATGCGATCGCCCTTCTCGAGCTCGCGCCACAGTGACGACATGTTGTCATGTTCCATGACCTCGGTGCAGCCGTAGAACTCGAGCATCTTCGGGATAGCCGACCAGTATGTCCCATCGTGACACGCATACTGCCTACAGTGAGGCTGCATGGTAATCGGAGTCTGATCCATCTGCGACAGCATTTCAATGATGCCGTTATTGATGGCTACCATGCCACAGCCATTGTTTCCGATGTTATCCGGAAGATCCTTGTAAGGAAGTCCACTCCATCTTGTGTCGTACTGCTTATAGTTGGTCGTGTTCATTCGTCATCACCATCCTCAAGGATCCCGACGTTCTCCATCGCGGAGGCAGGGATTCCTGTTTCCACGCCCTTCTTGATGAGCTTCTGCTGACGTGTCCAGCCAGTACCTTCACAGGCCTCCGGTGTATAGTTGTTATCGAAGTATGTGGTCAGGACGTCCACAAGCAGCCCGAATAAAACGATAAGGCCGGCGCATATGATCGCCAGCCATTTTGTTCCTATCATTTCTCCGAGCTCATTTATGGCTACCTGCCACACACACAGACCGCTGTATATGGATACCACTATCCTTAGAGCAGTCCTTACTCTTGTCTCTCTGTTCATTTGTTGTCCTTTCCTATAAATAGACCAAGCATTATGCCGATGGTCAGAAATATGATGTTTGACATTGTGTGCCTTTCTTGTCTTACACTTAATAGATCGGGCAAAAAGCGTGCAGGGTCGTGCCTCCGCCAGAAGAAGCCAGTTTTATAACGTCTCCTTTTTTTACGGGAATAACTCCCATCTCGTCAAAGCCACTAAATGAGTTCACCCTAAATACATTCGGCATATTTGCACTATCATTTATGCTGTAAATCGCATACGATGATCCACTGCCTGAAGGACGTAGATATGCTTTAAAAAAGCCATCTGTCGGTGCGGTGAATGGTACGGAAACAGATTCCCATGCTCCGATTTTTGCTTTCTTTTGTATTTTTGATTCAGCCATATTCCTATGGCGTTAGAGTTACTAACGCTTGCCTCCTTTCTGTATAAGCGTGATACCCCCCCCGAAAATGCGGAAGGCGTTGAATTTACTGCGTTTCATCGTTTTTCTCCTTTGTCAATAAAAATGCCGAGCATCAGCCCGACCACAAGAAATATGATATTTGACATCGGTTTACTCCGATTCCGGTTCAGGCTGCGGAGGTCTTCTGTCGAATACTCTGCCTTCTACCATCAAACCTTTTGCATCAATGACGTAGCATGCCTGATAGGTTATGTTTTTATCAGCAAGGTCAACCGCTAAGATGTTGTAATACCTCTGCTGCGCGTCAAGAAGCGTGTCTCTGTACTCGACGCTGTGTGTTTCAGCTTCGCCTTTGTAGTAGATCCTTACGATTGCATATCCGTCCATTTCATTCTCCTATTTCTTCACATTGAGATATAACGTCACTGTTGTAGAGCCGCTTATGGATCCCGATATAGTCAGGGATCCGGTCGACGTCGTTACCGTCCAGTCTCCTGTCTGAGCTGCAGGATTCGACAGTACAGAATTGACCACTACATGATCTGCTGTGATGTTCGAGTCGCTTATAGTGACCGGCAGCGACGAAAAAGACGATGAAGTGACCTCCATCGTCTTGATCGCGTTTATTGCAGCCTTGACCCCGTCCCAGAACCGGGCGAGGCCGGTGCCGTCAAGAAATTTAAACATGTGTCACCTCCCATTATGATGCGAGGATGATGTCGATCTCTGCGTTCGTTATTGCCGATATATTCCCATCGCTCAGCAGCACGTATGTGGTCCCGGACCATCTGAACGTGGAATTCGCCGAATATGATCCGCTGTCCGCCATCAGGATGTAGATCTTGTCCTGTTCCGGTGTAAGCGCAGAGCCTCCGCTTGTTTTCGAAAGCCAGCCGGCCGAGAGAGGCGTCGCTCCTGTTACCGGATATCCCTCAATAACATCATCCACGAAACTCGGAAGATATGAGGTTTCCACTTTGCCGGAAGCGTTCAGAGGACATACTCCACTTGCCGATCCCTTTTCCGTGTTCGGGATCGCTGATACATCCGATGCAGTCAGTGTGACGTCTGCACTTAAAGCCTTGTTGTTGATCTTTCTCGATTCAGGAACCTTCCCGTTCAGAGCGTTCGTGATGACCTTGTTCTGTACTGCATTCTCGGATGTCGTTGACAGAGCATCGTCGATGACCACTCCAGGAGGGATCGTCGGTTTATTCTTTATATACGACAGCGCCGAGCTGTCTGATGTGTTCCAGTCAGACTGTACCGGTTCGACGTAGTCCGTCACCTTCAGGAATGTGACCTTGATCTTCTGCCAGAAATAAAGTAATCCATTGTCGTCAAGATATTTGTGTGCCATTTTTCTCTCCTCCTATACTGATGCGTCCAGCAGTTCCTCTATCTCTGTGTTCGTGAGGCTGGACAGATTCAGTTCTTCATATGTTTTGTTCCCGACCAGCTCGACGCCTTCTATCATCGGCTTATTGTTCAGGTCGTTATAGTTTTTCGTGCTACCGTTATTGATGACTTCGTTCATGTCCATGTCGATAAGCTGGTCGATGTCTACTATCTGCATATCAATAACCGACATTTATCTCGCCCTCCTTTAGTAGTCCGACCACGGAAGTGCTCACGATCCTGGTAGCGCCGATAGCTCCGTTTGTGAATACGAAACGGAGCTGCAGCCTGAGGGACAGGCCCTCGTTAAACATCAGCGTCTCTTCCTGGCTCAGCGTGACCGAGAGTCTGTTCTCCTCGAAGGAGCAGTCCTCATAGTCTTTCTGGAACAGGAAGCTCTTCTGTGCAAAGTAGATCTCGACATCACTGATCTGATCAGTATGGAACGGCAATCTGAATGTGATCGTCGGCGTTGTGCCTCTTACTGTTACCATCTTGCCCCTCCTATCTTGAATGCATGAGATATAATTTTAATGTTGTGCTGGAGTCTTCTGCCATGTCTCCGGATACCTGGACGGAACCGTTAGATGTAGTCACGGTCCAGTCTCCTGCCTGAGCTGACGGATTGCTGAGCTCATGCCCTATCGCTACCATGTCTGAAGTGATGGCAGAATTGCTCAGCGTTCTCGGAAGTGATGAGAATGCGGAGAACGTAACGACGAGCGTGCTCATTTCCGCAAGGGGAATCTTTGTCGTTTCAGATCCGTTGTCTATGGCCAGAAAGTCCGAACTTCCCGGAGCTCCAGCAAATGGATTTAGTTCATGGATCTGCATATTAGCCCTCCGTCAGTTTGTTCTCCTGGATATAGTTCCGGATCTGTGTGATCTTTCCTTTAAGTGTCGGATCTACGGCAAAAAAACTGCCCTTGTTGTTAGGGCTGATAACATCGCCTGTCTCGGCGTCTATTTCGTCATAGGTGTACGACACCCTGTCGCCTCCGTTCACGGACAGGACCGCAAACGAGGCCAGCTGCTTGATCGTGTTAGCCATAGAGTAGAGCCTCCTGTTCTTCTATATAATCTTCGGTATTAAAATATTCATTTGGCAGCGTGACATACTCGTCGAGTTTCGACTTGAAGTCTTCGAACCTTGTTGTTTCGTAGCCGATCTGTCTCGCCTTCAGCTCCCATGCGACTCTGAGTCCCGGTGTTCCCTGTATCACGAAAAAACGAGGATTCTTGCCGGCTATCCAGCAATCGCCCTCGCCTTCCTTCTGCAGGAATACCTGGTATTCGATTTTTTCTATGATGGTCTCATTGAGGATATCATCGATCTCTACATAGCACAGACCCTCTTCATCGAGCACAGCCTCTCCTATATCTCCAAACATCGGAGACGGTGTCTCGTAGCAGTACAACATCTTCGTGTTGTAGTTTTTCGTCTCAAGGACTCGAGGCTTCGCTCCGCTCGTTCCTATCGACCCATTGACGTACACCTGCGGTGAAGATGACTCTATAGTCATTCTTACCGTGCCGTCTACGAAGAAGCGATGTCCTCCGCCGGAGGAGAGCTCCATGTACGGACCAGATCGCGAATAATAAATATATGCTCTTTCTGCAAGGCTCCACGAAGACTCATCAGAACGATCTTTAAAGCTCAATCTGTTCGCGCTTAGAGTCGCTCCCCTTCTTGAGTTATCCGTGTAGCTTGCCGCATAGGATATTTCTTCATTTGAGAAGACTACGTTTCGCACAGAAGTCTGATAATACAGTTTTGAGCTGTCAATACTGAAGCCTCCGATATACCCGTTCTTTGTGCTGAACACTCCTGTCGACAGGTTCCAGTAGTTATTTGAGGCATCGTCTTGGATGTAGCCTCCGCCTCGAACAGTGATCAGGCCGCTATCGTCTACAGCAAAATTGCCGTCTCCGAGAAGTATGCTGCCTTTCTTTATGATGAGCAGTCCCGTTGCCAGGTTGAACGATGTATTGTTCTCCTCATCTGCCAGGATGCCGGCCTTGATGATGTTCGCATTCAGGATCCCCGTCGTTATGATCGAGGCGTTGATCCTGCCGTCCTGTGTCAGTGCTATGTCTGAGAACGGCCCGTCGTATCCGTTCGAGCTGTGTCCGAGTCCTCCCTGGTTGAATCTCCACACGTTTACTGCGGTATTCACATCAGGCGAGTCCATTATAAGGATCTCCTGAGGATATCCGTTCGGGCCCGGTGTCATGACCACGTATCCTCCGAGTCCGCCCCGGATCATTTCCGTGGCGTACTGTATGGCCGACTCCATCATCGAGGTCGTCGGCACTTCCTGGAGGATCTCCTGCCTTATCGCCTGGCCAAGTGAGTTCTGCATCTGCCCGAGCTCTATCGAATCATATCGTTCGAGGAGCACGTTGTAGACGACCTTGATGACCTTCTGTTTGACCTTTCTGATGCCGGCTGCCGGATAGTAGACCGAAACAGTGTCGCAAAGGCTTACCCTCTGCATCGCTGCATAGTCCTTGAACTCTTCCGTCTGCCACAGCTGCACGAAGTCGATCTTCAGATTCTCGTCCGGCAGCCATGCGTTGCTGTTCTCGAATCTGGTCTGTGCTACTGTTCTGAGCTGTTCCATTGTCGGCATCTCTTCGAATGCGTCAGACATGTCATAAGGGACGGCTCTGATATCGGAATACGCTACTTCTATCGGCTCATTCGTTTCGGTGCGTATTATGATATTGTTGTGGTCTGTCAGATATGCTACGACAGGCTGGAGTCCCGAATATACGATGAACACTTCCGGAAGCATCACGAGGTTTCCTTCGGTGTCTTTCCAGAACGGCGCGATCGCATTATATGAGCCGCTGTCGTCTATGTCCTGATTCAGATTCGTCAGGTTTTTCGAGTAGCGGATCTCAACATCGGTGTCCACGCCTCTGTGTGCGTACAGCCTTACATCGAAGCGGTCGAACTTATATTCCCCTGCTCCGTATATATCAAGTATGGAGCCCTGCTCTCCTCCGAGCATTCCACGGAGACCTTTAGGCACATCGACTTCGAATGTTCCTGTCGTGGTCTTGTCCGTCCAGAACGTGAACGGATTCTTGTTCGCGGATCTCGCCTTCATTTTCAGGAAGGTCTCCGCGATGGATCCGGCCGTAAAAGGCAGGACCACGATATTGTTCAGCCTGTAGCTGATATGGTGAGCATTGAATGTGACTACCCCGTTTAGATCAGGAACGGACCTCGAATATATGACGAAGGGTTGGATGTCTCGGTTATCATCGTGTGTACAGCCCACTATCCGGTCGAACTGGATCTCGTCATAATGGACGCCCGTAAGAGGATAGTCGAATTCGCACTCGTATATGCCGTTCCGTTCCTCTGTTACGATGCAGCGTGTGCAGTCAGACAGCCGTCCTATTCCGTTTGTGACGAAGCTCGTTTCGTCTGGTCCGTATAGAATTGGAATCATATTCTCCACCACCTCGGTGTTATTTCTACCCGGGATATTCCCGAGCCAAGGATCACATCATTCACTCCGCCCGGGAGTACAGGGAAGTCCGCTCCGGCGTTCTGTACATAATCGTTCCGGCTGAGCATGGCGCTTCCGACCATTTCCCATGCTTCCTGTGATTCACAGTCTATGTACAACACGCTCGCCGGATCTGTTCTCTCGATCAGCGTCATCGTCTGCGTTCCAACCGTGAGGATCCCGGCTCCGGTGACCTTGAGGAGCGGTCTTGCCGGGAACAGCGTCGGATTCGTTATGCTGCCGGTCGCTGTGAACGTCTCGGCAGTCTCGCCCGAAAGAAGCCAGCGCTGAGGCTTGCAGTCGAACTCTATATTGAATTCGCCGGCATTGACATGCCCTGCCGGTGTCACTTCGAGCCCTGACCTATACAGTCCCATCCGGAACTCGTCCGGATTGTATGTGTCCGTGATCCTTTTGTATGAATGTCTCGATACAAGCTCATTCCTGAAGCGTGCGATCTTGGCCGCGAAGCCTTCCTGGTCTGTCGAGAACGCTCCGGCCGGGAACGAGACCGTTATGTTCTCGAACCTGCCCTCGTCTATGGCGATCGCTCCGTTTCTGCCCGGGACGGATATCATCTCGACCACACGCTCCGGTGCATTGAAAACAGCCTCGCCCGTGACGTATACGCCATAGTCGAGACTGTTTATTCCGTCAAATGTTATTGAGTTAAATACCATAAGCCTGTGCCCTCTGTTTCTGCTGCTTCACAAGGATCTGCTCGATCTTGGCCGCCAGCTGATTCACGTCCATACCCGGTGTCGCATATACGTTGATCACCGTCGAATTATCTCCGCCACCGGCTTCTTCTCTTACGATCTTGCGAAGGTCATCGAGCGCTCCGACAAATTCAGGTCGTTTCTCACCTACGCCTATGACCGAAGGGCTGTCGAAGATGCCACCCTTGTCATACCAGTCCACATTGATGCGCGGAACTCTCGGAGGCTTCAGCGACAGGCTTCCCTTTATGGAGAAGTGCGGCAGCTCTATATGCCCGAAGAATTTGCCGATCTTTATAGGGAACAGGCTTTTGATCTTCCTGACGATATCGATAATGATGCCCCACGCTTTTCTGTATGGCCATGTCATGGCATCGAATATGGCGTTTGCTGCTGTAGAGATCGCGTTCTTGACCGATTCCCATGTTGACTTGATGGTCTGACCGAGTTCCTGGGCTTTCGCTTTGACGGTGTCCCAATTCTTATAGAGCAGAACGCATATCGTTATCAATGCGGCGATCGCTGCTATAACAGCCAGTACAGGTCCGGCTGCCGTCAGACTCAGAGCTCCGCCCAGCAGATTCACCGCGTTTATTATCGAACTGATGGCGAATGCCATCTTTCCGAGCCCGATAAGAAGCGGCGATAGGATCGCTATGAACCCGGCTATGCCTCCGATGACTGTGAGCACTGCAGGATCCAGTCCGGACAGCCAGTGAGCGAATCTTCCTGTCAAGTCGACCACCTTCTCGAGCGCCGGTGCGAGATATCCGGCAAGCTCCGCTCCGATCTGAGCGAAAGCCACTGAGCCGATCAACTTCATCGTGTCGAGCTCGTCATTGAACTCCTGCGCTTTTCTTATAGTATCCTCGTCCAGATAGTCGAGGTCGTACTTTGCGAGCGTCTCCGATATCTTCCTGTATGTCTCGCCCTGGTCCTCTATCAGAGGATTCAGCTCGGCTGCGCTCTTCCCCATGAGCGTCTGCGCTATAGCATCGCGCTCCGTCTCATTCGTCATCTTTCCGAGGTTTGTGATGACGTCCTGGAAGATGCTTTCCGAGTCTCTGAGGTTTCCGTTCGCATCAGTGACCGACACACCGATCGCCTCGAACGCTTCGGCCTGTGATTTAGACCCGTTCGCTGCCGAGTAGGAACTCTTTATAAGCTTTTTGTTTGCTTTCGCTATTGCCTCGACCGATGTATCTACAAGGTCGGCTGCATAGCCGTACTTCTGCAGATTGTCCGTGCTGATGCCTGTTACCTTTGATAGTGTAGAAATATCGTCGGCAGTCTTTCCGGCTTTGACCGATATGGCTGCCAGCGAGCCGACCACGGCTCCTGCCGCGAGGGATACGCCTCTCAGGGAGTTGCCTACACCTTCGATCTTTCCGCCGACCTGCTTGAACTGCTCCGAGAGTGCCTTGAGGTTCACGTTCCCGACCTCACGGAGCTGCGCTTTGAATGTCTTCAGCTGGCTTTCTGTTTCAATGATTTGGCGCTCGAGCCTTCTGTATTCCTCGGAGCTTTTGGAGACCTTTGCCGCGTCCATCTGCTGCTGCTGCTGTTTCAGAGCATCCAGCTTGTCTTTTGTGGAGTCGATCTTCTGGTTCAGGAGCTCCTGCTTCTGTCTCCAGAGTTCCACGCTCGTCGGATTGAACTTCAGCGCCTTGTTTACGCTCGTCAGTTCCTTCGTGGCCTTTGCCAGTTCTGAATTGACTGTCCGGATAGCTTTCTGCAGCGGAGTCGTATTCCCTCTGAATTCGATTGTGATTCCTTTGATTGTTTCTGCCATATCCTATCCCCGGTTATATGCTGAGACTTCTTCCGGTGTCGCCAGTCTGTATTTTGTCGTTTTGGATCTCCGCTCCTCGGCTTCCTTGCCCTTTTTCTGGCGCTCATTGAACGCCACGGTGAAGTCCACGATCTCTCCTATGGTCATGTGCTCCATGTCCTTTTTAGTGAGGCCGCGTTCCATCCCTCCGAGGAATACGGTGTCCAGCGTTATTTCTTCTTTGTTGTCTTTTTTGTCTTTTTCTCCGGCTGCAGCTTTGACTTTATATCTTTCGCTTCCGCTGTCAGCCTCTCCCAGTTTTTTGAGCCGACCACTCCCTTGACTACAAGCTCTGCAAGAGCAGGGATTATGATGTCTACTATAGGAAGCGCTTCGTGCTCCGGACCTGCCAGTTTTCTCTGCCAGGCTTTAGGGTCCTCGATGTCTCCGTCATACGCTTTTGCCATAGCCCACATGATATGCATGATGTCCGTTATTTCAAAAGCCGAGAATCTGAGTCCTATATCTAAAAGAGCCTCGGATCCGAGCATTCTTACGAATGCGTCCTGGTCTATCTCATCGAGGCCCCCTGCTTCCTCCACGAGTGCGGAGATGCTGTTTCCTACCGCAAGGATCAGCGGCATTATAGTCGGAAGTATGTCCTGTCCGAACTGATCCCTGTATTCTTCGAACCACAGAGAGTCGTTCGCGAGTGTTACCTGGAGCCCTTCTCTGAGCTCTATCGTCTTTACCATGTATTCCCTCCTATATATGCAAAAAGCCGAGGCGGAATTCTCCGCCCCGATTTTGCTATTGATCTGACTATTCCGAAGCTGTTGGCAGCTTTGGTGTCGGCGGATTCGTGAACAAAGTCGCGAAGCCGTCCTTGTCTTTTCCGTATGTGACCTTAGTCATGCCGGTCTTGTTGTCGCCGGATAAGGTTACGGAGATCGTCTCGGTCTGTACTTCGACCTCGTCCTCGATCGTTGCCGTCTCCTTGTTGATGAAGCCGAGCGTTCCGTTGTACCAGAGCACGCGCTCAGGACCCTTGTCGCCCTGCGTTTCATACATCATGTAGATGTTAGGCTTTACGGCGTTCTTTCTCTCGGCCACGCCTCCGTCCTCCAGCTCGATCTCTCCGAGGAAGAGCTTCCTGAACTCATCGTCGAATCTGGCCACGACCAGGTCGCCTTCATAGTTTCCTGTCGTGTAGTTGGAGAAGTATGACACGTTGTCTGCATAGAACGTGTAGTTGTTTCCCTGGCCTTCCGGCGAGAAGCCTACGGCTCCGGTCTGATGATAAGGCTGTCCCATCGTGACCTCGCCCGTCTCATCGTTCACGGAGTATGTTCCGATGTACAGGTCGCTGAAGCCGAACAAAACCTTGTTTTCCTGTTCTCTTCTTGCCATTTTTCTTGATCCTTTCTAATTCAAGTAGTAGTAGATCACGAAGACGTCCTCATCTTCGAGGTATAAGTCTTCGCTTTTTTCAAACTGGAACCCTTCGGCCAGAATCGCCGCTTCGATTCCCTCTTCATTAGTGCTGCTTTTATCCATGAAGTAATACTCGATATTGTAGGTGTTCTCACTCCAGTAGTGAGTATCGTCGGCAGACAGCTTTGTCTGTCCGGATCCGTAGTACACAACGAACGGAGGCTCGACATCATGCACGATGCCGTCTTTATCTGTAAAGGTGCCGCTTCTGAACGTCATGTACGCCCACGGAAGCCCCATCTCTTCGATGGCATTGAGCACGTTTCCGATCATTCTTTTGCTGTCTCTCATATATCACAGCCTCCTGAGTCTTGCTTTTACTCCGAGCTGGAACCTCTGGATGCCGGCATCGGCAGCACGGCCGATGTGCGGTATGGCTCTCACTCTTCCGTATGTACCGAACTGGTTCCTTGCCACGTGTCCGTGTTCGAGGACGTGTGTGAGGCCCGGGTTCTTGCCGTTATATACGACATAGGAGACCAGGTTCGCGTCGTAGCGCTTCTTCACCTTCCAGCCTCTTGCATAAGCTCCCCGGCCTTTGCCTTTCTTCCTCTTCGGCGAGTTTTCCCGGAGCGTTCTTGCCGTGACCTCGGCAGCTTCCTTTGCTGCGTCGTCCACCGCGTCCTGTACCTCCTGGACGTACTCCTTCATCAGAAGATCAAGCTCCGCCACCAGATTCGCGTTCGTCGCCATAAGCCTTTCCGGTCCTTTCTTCCGCTACGATCTCGAGCTCTGTAGTGCCGGGACGTCTGTATGTCCTACTTACGTATAGCTGATGCTCTACATTTGCCCAATCGGTGTATCTGATGAACTTCTCGCCCTCGTAGTCCATGTAGTGCGTGAGGATGAAGACGTATTCCGGATGCATTCCGACCTGAGCCGCCTGGTAGAACTCCGCTCTTGATACAGATTCGTTCTTGCACAAGACCCGGCGCTCTGCAGAGCTTGGTATCATGTTGCCCTCTTCATCACGGGTATATGTTGTTTTTACGAGGATGATCACATCGTCCATCTTATTCCTCCTGGAGCTTCTGGCTGAACAGCCTGTTGTTCATCATCCACCTCAGCATCTTCGGCATTCCTTCGCCTGTGTCGCGTTTGCGCCACAGGTGCGCTGCATACATCACGACCATATTCCCGTCGTCGACGGAGTTGTTGTCTATGACTATGCCTTCCCTTTCGATGGCAGACCGGGCAGCATCCAAATACTGCCCGAGCCTTACATCGTATGCCGTGGTAGTGATGCCGAGATCGACCTTTACTGCAGTCAGCATTGTGTCATTGTCCATCCCGGTCCTCCTATCAAGCGTTATCTATTACTTCCTGGATCTGCGCCTTTGTCATCGATGAGGAAACCGTGAGCCCGAGGGACTCCGCGTAAGCTATGAGCTCTGCTTTGGTCATCCCCCGGGTATTTACGGCAGGCGCGCTGGATGTCAGCAGTGATGCGTTATCCGTTTTATCCTCATCACTGATTATTCCGACTCCGGATCTTTGTTTGCGTCATCCGGTGCGAACGGAACTTCCGATGTCGGGTCTGTGTTGGCGATGTTGACGACCATGAAGCCCTCAGCGATCGAAGGCTTGCCGTCGTATCTGGCCACGCCCTTCATGACTGTCTGATCCTGGAGGAACTTGACATGCTCGGACGTTGCGAACTTCGCTCCGGCTCTTTCTCCGAGGAGATAGAGATCGAAGAATCCGCCGACGATGTCATTGTCAGGTACGAAGTCGAGTACCTCAATGGCTCCGCCGATGACAGGCATCCTGTCGAGGACTCCTGTTACGATGCTGCCGTTAGCGTCAACGCTGACATTTGCAGCTGCGAGAGCTGTATATGTCTTCTCACTCATGACGAAGACTTTCTCGCCTCTGGAGTATTTGCCTTTTGCACTGCCAAACGCCTTGACGATGGCAGCGATCAGCTGAGCAGGTGTCATGCTGGCGCCGTTGATCTTTGTCATGTTCGATGTGTGCAGGTCAGCCCATTCTCTTGCTGTCTCCGGATAGTCTGCCGGCTTTGATGTCTGTGCAAGTCTTGTTACAACACCGAGAGGCATCCTTGTGCCCTTGCCGTAGATGATTGCCTTGTCCAGTGCGAGTCCGATGGACGCGCCGAGTGCGATAACGATCTCGGCCAGGAAGTCGATGTCGCTGTCCTCGATGTTCGCGTTGCAGATCGCGTAGTAGCCGCCGACCTTCCAGCAGTTGATCTCGGTATCATTGAATCCGAGGTCGAGCTCGTTGAGGTTAGCGCAGCAGTCTGTCCATACGGCTTCAGGGATAGTTCCCATGACCGGCTGTCTGCCCTCGCCGGAGATAGCTACGACTCTGACGTGCTTATACAGCTTGCTGTACTCGAGGATGTTCTCACGGAGCACTGGAAGAACTACCTCAGGAATGAGGAGTCCTACATTTGTGAGCGCTCTCTTTTCGCTGATTCCGCGCCTTACCTCGGTCAGGAACTCCTGAACGTCGGAACGCTGGATCATCTCCTCGCGCTCTGCTCTGGTCATGTGCCCGAATACTTTCTTTGTTCTCCTGTTCATGGCTTTCATTTCCTTTCTCTCATGTCTTTCTTCTGGATCTGCAGGTGCCGCTTCAGGCTCTGCCGGAGCTGCCTTGTCCTGCTCGTTCTCGGCGTCTTCGAGCTGAGCTTCGAGGTTTCTGACCTCTTCATCGAGATCTGTCACGGCCTTGTCGTGCTCAGTCTTCTCGGTCTCGAATGCGTCGATAGCTTCTCTGACTACAGCCTTCTCCTCTTCAGTGCTTGCCTCTTCGATGCTTGCCATCAGATCGGCTTCGCGCTGCTCGAACTCTGCGTCTTTAGCTCTCTCTGCCTCGAGTGCCTTTCTCTTGTCGTCGAGATTCTTTCTCAGCATTAAAGCTCTAAGTTTCATTTTGACTCTCCTTTCAGTCTGGCTTTCATTTCCGCGCGCCACTTCTCGTTCTCGCGCTTCATGATAAGTTCTTTGTCTTTCCTCCGGGCATCTACCTGAGTCTCGGAGTAAGCCGGGAACGTGCACACGCTGACCTCGTACAGGCGTACTTCCTTGATCGTCCAGTGTACATCTCCGTTCTCGCGGAAGTCGGTTTCCTCTGACAGGATGTCGAAGCCGAAGCTGCACTGGTTCACATCACCGCGTTCGACTCTGGAATAAAGGTTCATCGCGTCCTGATCGTTCGGATTGATCAGGATGGATCCCCACAGCCCCCTGTCGTCTTCGCGGAGTTCAAGCGTCCCTGCCTGATTGCGTCCCAGAACATACATCGTTTCGTGGTCGATCAATGCTCTGATATCTCCGTCAAGTGTTTTTGAGAAGGCTCCCGGAGCGACCGACTCGGTCATTCCCGGGAATATCTCATACACGCTATCAAAAACGGCGAAGTAGCCTTCTATGCGCTTCTCCTCGCCGTCTTCCCTCGTTTTGAAATTCGATGCAACAGACCTCACCTGTCTTTGCATGGTCCTTGTTTCGTTTTTCATTTCTTTGTCCTTTCCTTGCATCTGGCAGCCGCGTCAGTCTGGTAATACTTCCCGGAGACGCTGCAGAACCTAATAAAAACACACGGCTCTCCCGTGTGCTCGCATCTGATCAGTTTCTTCTTGCCTTCGACCGTACAGTCGTTACATATAAGCGCCATCATTCGCCTCCATCCTTGTCCTGTATGAGCTTGCCCTGCTTTCCTATCATGTCCATAGGGATGTAGTTCTCGAGGATCCTCAGCTCATCCAGTCCTTCCTTCGGGCTCATGCCGATGCGGTCTCTGACCTCGTTGCCTGTTATGTAGCCCTTGTCTGAAAGACCTCCGAATACGTCTGCGATGGTCTTTATATCCCAATCCATCAGGGACAGGATATTGAACTTCACATACCAGTTCGGATTCAGGATCAGCTTCTTGGTGAGTTCCTGCTCGATCTCCTGCGCGATTATACGCACCCAGGAACTGATCCAGTTGTTCCACGCTTCCTTGTCATAGTCTCCGACGCCGAGAAGGAACGGAGGGCAGCCTATTATCATGGCCACCGTCCTCTTGTCTATCTCGACGCTGTCGGATATGGCAAGGTCTGCAAGGGACAGAGGTTTCACTGTCGTCACATCGAACTGATCCGCCGGTATGAGCCACGGCTCGCCTATATCCTGAGCCGCGACATATTCCTCCATGAGCTTCTTTCTCTTTTTCGGATCAGACATCTCATCGGTTATTGACTCGACTCTGACTATTACAGACGGCTTCCACTTCGAGCTCATGAACGCCTTCTTGGTAGCGCTTGCCTGTTTCAGGTTGTTCGCCACGTCACGGAGAAGGATCGTTATGCCCTGCCCTTTCCACGGATAGAAGCGGCTCGGATTATCTACGAAGTGAAGGACGTCATCCGGTCTGTATGCCTGGCCGTTTATATATACGACATAGCTTTTGCCGTCCGCCGTCTGGCTGAATGAGACCTGAGATGCCGGCACCGGGATCATGTTGTCCAGATAGCCTCTTCTGGTCTTCACCTGTACGACAGAGTTTCCTCTTCCGTGAAGCAGCAGGTTCATGACTATCGCCTCGATGAATGTGCGCCTCGTCATGTTGTTGTTCGGCTCTATGTCCAGTTTCCGGGACAGCTCATTGAAGATCCTCGTATCTCCCGACTCGCCGTTTTCCATCAGCATGATCGGCATCGAGGATATGAGCATCGCGATCCTCCGGCAAGCGATATATACCTCCGGATTGTCTGCCAGCGAAGTGTATCCGCTGCACCTGATCTCGTCGCTGTCGCTGTCGGTCATGAATATGCCGATCGGACTCTTTCCCTTGTTTGCTGCGCGAACTCCGCCGACCCTGTAGTCGCCTTTAAAAAAATCTAATATCCCCATTTACTTGTCTCCGTACCACGATGTCTTGTTTGATCGCTCCATGTCCTCCAGCAGCTGCACCGTGGCAAACACTGAAGCGTCGAAGAGGTCTATCCTCAGCTCAGGAGAGATCTTCTCATATTGGATCATGTCGTCCGTCTTTTCTATCGCCCTTACGTTCTGAACGCAGTATTCATACGCATCGGATCCCAGATAGTAGAGCTTGCCCTCTTTGGCCTTCTTCTCGATGTATCTGAAGCCCTGGCTCTTTACGTAGTAATACTGAGGCTGGTCGACTATGGTGAAGCGCTTCTTCTTCATCTCGGCGAAGAACTCGCGCGCGAACTTCTTGTCCTGTCCTACGATCCGGACTTTAAAGCCTTTTTTTCTCATTTCCTCGAACCACTTCACGGCCTCGGTGTGGTTCACCACATCGCCGTTCGTTATGGTCAGGTCGCCATCCTCTTTCCATCCGAAGAGCGGAATATTGTCCTCGTCGGCCTTCCTGTGAGCCTGTGCTACCGGGAAGAATCCGTGCGGAATGATTATGAGGACATCCTTGTATTCTCCGACCAGCGCAGTCGCTGTGAGGTCGAACACCCTCGAAAGGTCCGCTCCGCCGTACCACCTGATCGGCAGCTTGGCAAGCTGCGTTTTTGTCCACGTGTACTTTCTGTCGCTCTTCCTGAACTCCTCGATATCGAAGTATGCCTTGATAGCCGAGGTGTATATGTTCAGGCTCTTGGCGAAGAACTCCTTGCGCTTCTGCGGGTCGTTCTGCGCCTGGAGCGCGTCGTTCATCAGTTCATCCGGGCTGACTGTCACGCCATAGGACAGGTTCGCCTTCTTATGCTGCTCCGCGCTTGTGTAGTCGACGTTTCCGTTCTCGTCCTGATCAGCTCTTGCTATGAGAGCGAAGAACTTGTCATCCTTGACGGTCCCGTTCACGACCTTGATCGCGTATTCCATGTGCCGGTATCCGAAGCTGTTCGCATTGTCTCCGGCAGTCGTTATTCCTATTATCAGCTTGTTCCTATAGCCCTTCTGGGCGTCCTTGAACAGCGTATACTGCTTCGCCTTTTTATATCCGGCGATCTCGTCGGCTATAGCGAAGTTGCAGTTGAAGGAGTCCTGGCTGTCCGGATTGCTCGCCAGAGCATTGATGTCTATCATCCCGTCCGGGCGTCCCTCTTCATCCTTGAATTGATACTCTATGCTGTGGTTGAAGCTGTTATCAAGGATCCTCATGTCCTCGTCCTTGTCGAGGCCATGCCAGACCATATTGAACTTCAGGAAGTTGAACGCCTGGAGCGTCTGCTTCAGGCTGTTGGCCACGATGTACTGCTTCGAGCCGGATCTCCTCCAAAGGATCCCGACCGCGAATGACAGAGCTCCGATGAAGGACGTTTTTCCGGACTTCCTGGCTGTCATTATGAAAGCCTCTGTGAATCTCAGCACCCCGGTGTCTACGTAGTACCAGCCGAGCATATTCACTGTCGCGAAGATCTCCCACGGCTGCAGCATGAACGGCGTACCCATCAGAGGCATCCCTTTCATGTCTTCGCCCTGGGCGTGTACGAAGAAGCCTTCCATGATCGAGCAGGCCATATTCGGCTCTTTCGGTCTCAGCTCTATGTCTGTTCTCTCGAGGTCGCTCTTGAACCTCTGACAGGCCAGCACGACCTCCGCGCCTTCTATGATCCTGCCGGCGATAACATCGTCAGCATAATTCTTCGCTATACTTACGTAGTCCTTCGCTTCGAGGTCGCTCTTGACCCTCTGACAGGCCAGCACGACCTCCGCGCCTTCTATGATCCTGTCGACGATAACATCGTCAGCATAATTCTTCGCTATACTTACGTAGTCCTTCGCTTCCATCCGGTTCTTCTTCCCATAGGTCGCCGTTCCTCATCTTCATGAAGCGCTCGTCTTCATATTTCGGATTAACGGCAAAAGCCGGATCTGATGTATGCCGGCATTCTTCGCGGCAGTTCGCGCATTTCTTTCTGTTGCAGATGTAGAATGTCATATGTCAGATCCCCATCTCCCGGAGCGCATCTCCGAGGCTTGCTTTTTTCTGGTTGGCTTTCATGGCCTTCTCGTCTATTGCTTTCAGTCCCTTCGGCGTCAGGCCGAGCTCTCGCCAGTATGCCATCGCCGTTTTGTTCATGTCATCGTATATGACCAGGATCGGATTCTTCTCCATGTTCTTGTGTCCGCCTTTGTTCGTTCTCATAACGATCGGCTGAGCACCCGAGTCCTGATAGTATTTTCTGACCTGGTCTCTTGCTTCGAGGATCTCCGCCAGCGATACGATCACGCTGTCGAAGTAGTCCCTATATGTCCCTGCCTCTATACAGGCTTTTCTTATTCTTTTTTTCCACGCCTCTTTTTTCATCGGTCTATTATGTCAAGCTGCTGCTGAAGGATCTCTGCTGCGACGCTGTTGTCTATGACTTGCCATATATCCGGATTAGGGAAGCGCTCATCGTATGGCAGAACTCTGCAGCCGAGCTCTTTCGCTGCAGCCAGTCTGCCGTGGCCTTCGACTATCACGTTGTCCTCGGACCATATACCGATCGGATCATTGAATCCGAACGCCTCGATGCTGTCCCTGATCGCGGCTATGTCTATCTCGCCGTGCTGCCTTGCGTTGTTCTCATATTCCTGCAGCTGATCCACGCCCAGGATCTCGATTCTGAGGTCTGCCGTTTTGCTCATTCCGCCTCCGGATGTCTGTCGAAAAAAGGGCCCGAATACGAGGCTGTTTTGAAAGCCTCTTCATCGAGCACGATTCTGTCAAAAAATCTGTTGTTTACATCATGTTCGCGCGCACGCGAGGTCCTTTATGTGCAGGGCCCTACCCCCTCCGTGTAAAAACCCCTCGTATATATAAAAGTCTCCCGCCGCCGTTCCCCTATAGCCTTAAAAATTATCACGAGGAGGGGGGGGAGTCTTCTCCGATCCGATGCTTCTTCATGATTCTTTCAAGAAGCTTCTGACCTTTATCGGTCAGCTCATCGGTGTCTCTCACGTGCATCGCATTGTGTTCTGCAGAGCATAAGCTGATCAGGTTCCGAGGATCCCATGCGAGCTCCGGATACTTGGACGCAGGAAAGACGTGGTGGACTGTGTCGGCCTCCACGTGTCTGCCGTATCTCAGTGACTCCTGGCACATGTATCCGTCACGTCTCAGTATCTGTTCTCTCAGCTTCCTCCACTTCTTGCTCTTGTAATTCATTTCTTCGTAACACAAAAGGACGGAGATGAGTCCGTCCTTTCGTGATCCTTATTCATTGCAGGTATTATATGGAGTACCATTATGGCAGATGCCTGCCTGGTGGACGTCCCGGGAATCGCACCCGAGCCCGTTTTCGATTTGGCCATGTAGCTCGTATCTTACTGGCGAGAGATCCTGTCTCCGTCCATATTGCCGGTTCACACCGGCATGTGAGAGGTTTTTGGTTCAGGCTTTTCTGTTGCCTTTGCCACTATCATTATATCGTGGTGATGTGTACAAAACTATACAAGATTTTGTGTTTCGAGTATCTCTTCGACAGACATCTTTCCGCGCCGGTGCTTCTCGTGGACTGTGCCCCAGGAGAAGTGCAGCTTCAAGCAGATCTCTTCCCACGTCTGATCGTAGTTAATGTATCTCTCGATGAGGACGTCCTGCTCATCAGGATCCTTGACCTTGAAGATAGTATTCGCCACCTGCTGCCTCTCATGCAGTGCATCGAGGTGCGCGATCTTGAACTCTGCCGCTTTGTCTGCCAGCCTGAGCGCTTTCTCTTCTGTCTCCTTGCTGATCCCGGTGCCTTTCGGGAGTCCGTCTATGTCCGCTGTTGAGCGTACTGCATCGACCAGGTCGTTCTCTTTCTTGTATTCCTCGAAGAGTCTCTTGGCTTTCCGGTCTGCTCGCTCATAGCTTTTCAGATATTCTGTGACGTTCATCGCTCCTCCTATACAAAGTCCTCGCCTACGAAAGCATCCCAGCAGATCTGGATCTCCTGAGCACGCCTGTAGGTTTCATCCCTTTTGACGACAGTTCCATTCCTCCAAGTCTTCAAACGCGGAACCGGATCCGTCGCTATCATCATGTATTCCAGATGGTCTATCCCTGTGAACGGATGCGTGTAAGCGTGCACTGTCTCAGGGATGATCTCGTATCCTTTAAGAGCCCTCGGCTTCTGATACATCGCTCTCGGCTCTATCATTTCTCTTTTTATGACCGGACGCACAAGGTTCCTGCTCGCGCTCCAGCGCTGCTTCGTTTCAGATCCCGGCGCTCTCATGGTCTTCGATGTTTCTTTGATAAAGTATTCCGCAAGGTTCTTGTAGTTCCGGCTTCGGTCCAGCGTGGATGTCCATATGTGTCCGCGCTTCCATTGTCTCGATATCACTTCCGTCTCGATGTACGGAATGAGCATGTGGTGATGGATCCTGTGGTTCTTGTACTCAGTGACCTCTATCCATCTGAATTCCTTGCCGCGCTTCTCATATTCTCTCTTCAGTCTGCGCTTGAAGTTGCTGATCTCCTTCTTCGCTTCTTCTACTGTCGGAGGCTCTCCTTCGTATGTCGTTGTTAGGTGGATGTCTCCCGGGTAGAAGTTCGCATTCATCAGCCTGGTCAGATTCTTTGCGGCCAGCCTGTCATTGTTCTTGATCACTGCTTCACGAGACGGAGCTCTGTTCGCTTCTCTTGCTTTCCTCGGTGCTCTTGCACTGTATTTCAGTGTGACGTCTATCACCGGTCCCGCGATGCAGGTCTCTCTTATGAACTTGGATCCGATCTCGTTCTTCATTTTTTGGTCGTAAGGTTAATACTCTAATCGAGCCTTTACCGGGCGCGAGGCCCGGTCTGCTCTTTACTTATTTATATGTAGATTGTGGGATTTTGGTCCTGCGCCGTCGGGTGCTTATATTCTCCAGTTATCAGGAAAGAGGCCGCGTACTTTGCAGACGTTGCCCTCTGCCTCATAGAGAAAGCAGTTATCACAGCCAGATTGTTCACTGCACATCTTCTTCGTTTCTTTCAGGAAGTCCGTTATAATCATCTCTTTGATCGTTCCTTTCGGCAGGACTACCTCTTCTTCCTCCGGAGCACTTTCCTCATCGAGGTCAGGTTCAAGCATCACTCCGCCTTTCGCCCAAGAAGGCTCCAGCTCTGTCTTTTCTATATAATTGGTCGTGTGGATGCTGATCTCGCATTCCTTTGCCTTAATGTTCACGGTCGCCGGGAACTCATTCATGGCATCGGCCATGAGCTCGATGTCCTCCGCTGCTTCATCAAACCCCCGGGTCTCGATCCCGATTGTTACTTTGTTCTTGTCTTCCATATTATTTCTCCTTTCCTTCCTATTTCTGGATGTCGTCTATAGTCAGCTGGCGGCTCCATGGCCTGTCCCAGTCGGAGCCGTACTCGTCGATGATCTCCTTGAATCCTTCATAGTCGTAGCCTTTGAGGCAGAGGTCTTTTATGTCGCTGCCATCTGATTCCTCTTCTATCTGAATTTTGAGCAGCTGCTCGAACAGCGCGATCTCGACCTGGTCGTTGGCGAGCCCGGCAAGGCTCGGCTTATAGATCGTTATGATGTAGTCGACGACCGTTATCTCCCTATACAGATCGGGCACTCTATCGATCGAGGCGATTACAGCCTTGCCTTTGTTGGTCTTTCCCTTTTCCGAGTAAACAACACCGATCCGGATAGCCCAGTCTTTGAGCTTGACGAGACTCGGTTTCTTGTCTATCAGGTCAAGGATGTTCGAATCCCATTCGCTTGTTATGGTGTATACTGTTTTCATATTACCCCCCAAAAAATCCGCCCCATATCAGTATCGCGGTCTCTATTACCGCACTTATCAGGACGGTAAAGAAGTTGTAGTCTTCGCGCGGCTCTCCATGTTTCGCAAGGCCGATGCCGAGGCTTGCTGCAACAAGAGCTATCCAGGCGATTTGCGGTGCGTGCATATGTTTCTCCATCCTTTCTCCTACAGTGTTGGCTTTGGCGACTCCTCGCCTTCCGCCAGTTCAATATGTCTGATCACGTCAACATTTATTACGTATGCCCGCTTCTCGGTCCGTAGTGTCAGGATCCTCATCTGTGAATTGTGAGAAAATTCTCTGACGTCTCTGATCCAGTGATCCGGTAGAGAACGCGAAGTATCTTTATATGTGATGAATACGTCCATCAGTCGTCTCCTTTCAGGGCTTCATAGTCTGCCTTAGCCTTTTCTACCTTCTTGACTATTTCATTGTCTTCAGTCAGGTATTTCTTCAGATCGTCGCTCAGGGAAAAGCCTATGATCTCAAGCGTTCTGATTGCTCTGTTGAGCTCCTCGGCATTGTCTTTTGCGTAGAACTCGGATATCCCTCGCATAATCCCATCTGCATATCCTTTTGCAAGGTGTATGCCGTTCAGGTTCCCGGCAAGAGTCAGAGCTGCGTATACTGCCGGATCATTTCCGTATCTTTCACGTATACAGTTCTCCATTTTCTCTCGCCACTCTTCAAGAGTTCCTTCGTAGTTCCATCTATTATTCAGTCCAAAGGTCGTCGATTCGAAAGCGGCCGGGTGCGTCAGATCAAAGCTGATCGTGTAGGTGATATCGAGGATGAAACACTCAGTGATGAATTCATCGCGTCGGTCCTTCATGTAATCCCCTTTGCTTACGGTTTCAACAAAGGAGTCGACTTCCTGCTGTATGTCAAGAGCTTTCGCGTCGAGCTCTTCCCTTGCATCTCCGATGATGTCTCGGATATCTTGCATCTTCTCTTCGAGCTCATCCTTCTCGCTGTTCTCTGCATCTTCCTGTTTCATCGCATATATCAGATAGCTTGAGTTGTATTCACTCCTGATAAAATGCTCGTAGCCTTTGAGATCTACGGCGCTGCCGTCTTCAGTCGCACTGATGTACACATTTGTGTATCCACCTATATCAGGATCCCATGACCGTCCGGGTCTTTCTGTGAGTCCTGCGGCCTTGAGGCGTTCGACGAATGCCGTCTCGTTTTGTGCCTTCTTCTGATCGTTGACGGCGCTCTGCACCATCTGCGCGAAAGTCTGCCTATTTGCTTTCTTCAGGATCTCATTCCTGGTCTCGACGTCTTCTATCTGTTCAAGCTCGATCAGGTCTGTTATGGTCAGCTGATCCATTTTCTTTTTAAGCGCATTCTTATCGAGCTTCGCGAGGTTCAACCGATGATATATCGTCGACGGCGCGAAGCCGGTCTCTTCTGACAGCTCCTGAACAGTGATGCCGAAGTCTATCATCATCTGGAAGCCTTCCGCCTGTTCGACCGCCGTAAGGTCACTCCGCTGAATGTTTTCGCAGAGCATGATCTTTACCTGTTCTGCTTCATCGAGAGATACAATCGAGACCGGGAACTTCTTCAACCCTGCCTTTTTCCCGGCAGCGAAGCGCCGGTGTCCGATGATAATCATGTAACCGTCTTCCTTATCCGGATCAGGAACGGCAGTCAGGTTCTGCATGATTCCGTTTTTTCTGATGCTTTCAGTCAGTTCGCTCAGATCTCCGAGATTCTTCCTCGGGTTCTTCGGGTGTGGCCGCAGTTTCTTGGTATCCACCATGTTGACGCCGGTCACATTAGCTACATTTCTGGTATCCATTATTTCCTCCTTAGAACATGTTAAGGTCATCGCCTTCTATCGATCTCGTTGATTATTTCTGCAATAATCAGGAGACTGAAGATTATTATTATAAGTATTCCGTTCATCTCGCTCCTAATTGAACATTCTTCCGACTTCTAACATTTTTTTCTTGTCGGTAATGTAGCATTGTGGCTGTACTCCGCACTCTACCTGCGCCATGACATGAAATATCGCTTCATTTGGCATTCCCGTGACATCGAAGTAAAATACTCGTCCGAGGATATCGGTTAGAAAAAGATATTCTTCCTGTGTTCCTTGATTTTTGAAGTATTCAAGATTTTTAAAGTCCTCCTTTGCTTCAAGTATCGTCCTCAGATTTTCGATATATTCCAGCTTGTTTCTGTAAGATCTGCTCATGGTATTCCCTCCTTCAATAAAGATCACTTATACAGTTCTTTGTAATAGACGTCCTTTGATATGTATCTCATATGAGGACGCTGCAGGTCCTCATTCCTGACGTGTACCGCGTCCAGTACGCTGCCGGCAGTTCTGAACTCGAGTTTCTTTGCGAACCGGAGCATCTTCTCCTCGCTCTGCCGGTCTCTGAATACGTAGACGCGCATCTTAGGATCCGAGGTGTCGATGTATCCGATGTATCCGGGTTCCATCAGGAGCTCGGCCATCAGATCTCGCGCTTTCGATTCATCCTCTCTCAGTTCCTCGAGCCCTACGGCCATGCCTGTTCTGAATTTCGGCTTCATATATTTC